TTCTGCGTAAGTCGGGGCGCGAAGACCTTGCTGCGGCTGTTGAGAGTGGATCGCTTGGCGCGCGTGATGCTGCTGGTGTTTTGTTCTCGCAGCCGAAAGACGATCGCACGGCAATGATGAAGAATTACGAGTTTTACATCTCACAAGGCATGTCTCAAGAGGAAGCGATGAGGGCTGTCCAATCTGGGACGACGATTAACATGCCTGGTGCGCCAACTATCGGCACAATTCCTCAAGGCTACCAAGCGATCCAAGACCCGCAAACAGGCGCTTATCGCTTGGAGGTACTGCCAGGCGGCCCTGCAGAAGCTGAGGCGAAAGACGCAGAGGCTCGTAAGGCTGCGTTGGAAGCTCAGACTGGGCAAAAGGAAACAGTTGTGGCAAGCGCTATTGATCGTCTTGTTGGTCAAATTGACAAGGGAGGTTTGTTTAATCTTCCTGAGGCTGGGATTGCTGGGAACGCGCTGGGGCGCATGGGCGTAAACCAAGAGGCCGTTGATTTTCGCAATGAGTTGTCTTCTATCGAGGGGAACATTGCATTTGATCGATTGCAGCAAATGCGCGAGGCCTCAAAAACTGGCGGGGCACTTGGGGCCGTATCCGAACGAGAGCTTACTCTTTTGATGAATGCGTATGGTAACATCAACCAATCAACAAGCCCTGCGCGTTTGAGAGAAAACCTTTTGACCATTAAGCGGATTATGACGGAAATTGAAAACGATCCTGTGGCCAGTCAGTTCTATTACGGCCAAGGCGGATCATCTCCTGCGCAAACTCAATCTAACGGCGTTTCAGTCGGGGAACCTTATTAATGGCGAACAAATCTTACCCAGTGCAGAAAGACGGCGTTAGTTTTGAAGTTCGAGCTGCTAGCCCAGAGGAGGCTCGCGCCAAGGCGGAGAGCACTGATATAGCAACGGTTCCGCGCTTGATTGCTAGGAACGGCAGCACGCGCGTCTTTGAGCGTCCAAACGGGCAGCGGTATGTTGTGTCTCCTGGGGTTAGCTTTACTGACCCCAAGAAGGTGGACGAGGTTCTGTCAGGTATGACGGCGGGTGAGGTTACTCGCAAGGATATTGACGAGCAAATAATTGCGCAAAATCCCATAGCGGTTCGCGCTGGTGAGTTCGCAAGGGGCACTCCGCTTATCGGTTCGTATACAGATGAGGCTATTGGTTTTTTTGCAGGCCCTGAGGCTGCGGCAGGTGTGCGGGCCGCCTCAGGCGCGATGCAGCGTCAGAGGCCCGGTGAGACCTTAGCCCTCAACCTTGGTGGTGGTCTTGCTGGTACTGCCGCGTCATTGCTTGCGGCCCCTACAGCAGCAACCAACATTATTTCTGGCGCGATTGGATCTGGTAGCCGGGGTGCTCAGATTGCTCGCGGGGCTTTGGCTGGCGCAACAACAGGCGCGGTTGAAGGTGGCGTTTATGGGTCTGGCGAGGGCACTAGCCCGTCAGAGCGCGCGGTAGAGGCAGGCCGAGGGGCGGCAATCGGGGGCACTGGCGGGGCAGTGCTTGGCGCTGCTGCGCCTATTGTATCTGAAGTTGCGGGCAACGTAATCGGACTTTTTCGCCGCAGTGATGTCAACAAAATCGCGCGTGAGTTTGGCATTTCGACTAACGCGGCCAAGGTCATCAAAAACACGTTTGATCAAGGTGGCGACGTTCAGGCGGCGATTGAAAATCTCAACAGAGCAGGCAGCGAAGCTATGCTCGCAGACGCTGGCCCAGCGGCGCAGGCTTTGCTTGACGCGACTGCCGCGTCTGGTGGCCGTGCAGGCCAAGTTGTGCGGGGTGCTATTGATGATCGTATGTCTCGCTCTGGGTCTAAGATGGTTTCTGCGCTCAATCGCGCGCTTGGTGAGGCTGACGATCCAGAGGCACTACGCAGGGGCATTGTTCAGGGCACAAAAGCTGAGCGTCAAGCGGCATACGATGCAGCCTTTGGCAAAGAGATTGACTGGTTTTCTCCGGCCGGCGCTGAGTTGAGGGCGCTGCTTGAGACTACACCACCTGAAGTTTTGGCGCGTGCGGCTCGGAACGCGCGGATGGCCGCTCGGACGCCAAGCTCATTCCCTGATTACTCCGACGAATTTGCGCCAGAGATAAAATTTGCAAGCGGTCAAACGCCAGGTGATATTGCTATGGCTAATGAGGCGCGTGAGGTTTCAGACTTTTTTGAAGCGCTAAATGCGTCAACAGGCGGAATAAAAAGACCATTTACTGCTAAGATAAAAAGCATGGGTGGGATTGATCCGCGAGGCAAGGCGGCAGAAGAGCTGCGACAGCTTGGAGTTACAAATCAAACTCATCCGGCGCTTTTTCGTTCTGGTGGCATGAAGGAAGTTGATAACTTGACTGCCAACGAGTTATTCGATGGGATGTCAGATGACGCTGGATACGCTAATCCAGAAGACATTTATGCGGCACTGGTTGGTGAAGGTCGCGGCGTCCCTTCTGGTTCTTTTGATGATGCTATGAGTCGGGCTGATAGCATGGAGCTTTTGAACCTTGAGCCAGAATATATTGCACGGCGCGAGGCTCTTGAGGCTGCAGAGGCGGCAAGACTTGCGTTGCCTTCTGCGCCGAATGCACCATCAAACGCGTATCCAGTGCAGACCGTTCGTGATGTTGATCAGATCAAGCGCGCCTTGGACGAGGTTTATAGAACGAATGACGGGCAGGGCCTTTTGGGCGGGCAGACTGACTTTGGCAGAGAAGCAGGCATACGCGCTACTGAAACGCGCGACTTGTTAAAGGAGGCTGTGCCTGAGTATGGGGGTGCCCTGGCTGTATCTTCCGATGCGATAACTCGTAAAAATGCTGTGGATGTCGGGGCAAATCTTTTAAAGCGACAAACGACAAGAGATCAAATTTCTGAGTTTGTCAAAAGAGCCGAACCGCCTGAAATCTATGCGGCACAGTCTGGCCTGCGAGGGCAGATTGATGAGATCATGGCTAACGTTAGGAGAATTCCATCTGATCCGAATTTGGACGTTCGCCAAACTCTCGCTGCGTTGTCTGAGATGTCTAGCGATGCTTCACGCGCAAAAATGGCAATGCTACTTGGCGACGAGGCTTCCTCTTTGTTTGCGCAGCTAGACGAAGCGGCTCAGTCGGCTACCGTTCGCGCGGCTATGGCGCAGAACAGCAAGACGGCAGGTCGTCAAGCAATTATGGGAACCGTGGACGAGCTTACTGCTCCAGGTGTTGTCGGGCAGGCGATGCAGGGGGAGGCTGTCAACACGACCAAGGCTATGATCCAAGCAGTTACAGGCCAAACGGCAGAATATACAGCGGCACAGCGTCAGCGGATTTACCAAGATATTGCGCGTGCACTGACTGAAAAAAGCGGTGAGAATGCGCTTACGTCGTTGCGTGTGCTCGATGCAGCAATGAAAGGGCAAGCGTTGACGGATGCGCAGACAGATCAGCTTGCAAAAATGGTTGCTGGCGTCCTGTTTGGCGGTGCGACAACAGGCACTACACGAGGCGCGGCTGCCGAGCGCCGTCAAGACCAATAAAGGAAAACGGATGGAACCCGAAGACATGACAGAAGACGACATCGTAGCGGCCATGCTTGGCGAAGAGCTGGAAGACCCGATGGACGAGGCAGAAGACCTCGCGGAGAGCGGCATCAAGCCGAAGTCAGAGCGCGAGATCGAAAGCATCGTTCAGCGCTATTACGACGGCGAAGTAGACATCGGCCACGAGGATGGTCGCAGCAAGGTGGTGGCCACAAAGGTACGGGATACTGTACGTGCGGTGAAGCCGAGCCTGATGCGCATCTTCCTGAGCACGACCAAGCCCGTGGAATACACGCCGAAAGGCCCAGAGGATGTGGCAAGCGCAGAGCAGGCCACGTCATTCATGCACCACGAGTTCAACCGTCTCAACGGCTACCGCGTGCTCAATGACGCCTTCCACGACGCTCTGGTTAAAAAGCAGGGCATCGCCAAGGCATACTGGCTGATGAGCCAGAAGGCCGAGATTTACACGTTCTCAGACCTGTCTGACGACGAATACACCTACCTGCTGGACGACGACATGGTGTCGGTTATCGAGCACAGCGTTGAATACTCTGTGCAGATTGACCAGATGGGCATGGAAATGGAAATGCCGATCCACAGCGTGAAGATCAGCCGCCAAGAAGAAAAGGGTGAGCTACGTATCGACAGCGTGCCGCCCGAAGAGTTCTTCATCAACCGCGACGCCCGCACGCTGGATGACGCTTACATCGTGGCGCACCGCACTGAGATGCGCGCTGGCGACCTGATTGCCATGGGCTTTGACAAAGAGAAGGTCTTGGCTCTCGACAGCTTTGACAGCGGCTCAGAGATGACCGAAGCCGAGGTATTCGAGCGCCGTGGCTACGAGGAAGATTATTCCGACGAAGACACGCAAGACCCTGCAATGCGCAACGTGACTGTCACGGAAGCCTATATGCGGATCGACGCGGACGGCACGGGTATCCCTGTGCTGCACAAGATCACTTGCGGCGGCACGGCATACGAGATGCTGGACTATGAGCCAGCCGACGAGCTGCCCTTCGCCAAGTTCGAGATCGACCCAGAGCCACACGACTTCTATGGTCGTTCATTGGCCGAGATCGTCATTGACGACCAAGACGCCGCCACGTCTATCTTGCGTGGCATCTTGGACAACGTGGCCATGACCAACAACCCACGCCTCGCCGTGGTAGAGGGTCAAGTTGATATTGACGACGTGCTCAACAACGAGATCGGCGCTGTGGTGCGGATGCGTCAGCCGGGCGCTGTGCAAGACCTCACAGTCCCATTCGTGGCTGGTCAGACACTCGGAGCCTTGATCTACCTCGACGGGCTTGTAGAGACCAAAACAGGCGTCACACGGGCCTCGATGGGGCTTGACCCAGACGCTATGCAATCCACCACCAAGGCGGCTGTCACAGCCACCGTGCAGGCTGCCGCTGGGCAGGTTGAGGTGATGGTGCGCAACTTGGCAGACGGTATGCGTGACCTGTTCGGCATCATGCTGCGTCTCTACGCCAAGAACGTGGACGAAGAGCAGATGATGCGCCTCAACGGCTCGATCGTGCCTGTTGACCCACGGGTGTGGAACACGTCTATGGACGTGTCGATCAACGTAGGTCTCGGCACTGGCCG